CCTCAATTTTCAGAAACCGTTACAATTTAACCATCACAAATTAGGATTTTCCCATGACCATGTGGCCTGCCGACAAGGTAGAACGTCGCCCGATCTCCTCCCTGATCCCTTCCGCGACGAATGCCCGAACGCATACCGACGAACAAGTGGCGCAGATTGCTGCGTCGATGCGCGAGTGGGGATGGACGATGCCAATCCTGGTCGACGAGGAAAACGGGATTATTGCCGGTCACGGTAGAGTACTCGCGGCACGCAAGCTCGGCATCGACGATGTGCCGGTGATGATCGCTGCCGGATGGACCGAAGCGCAGAAACGTGCGTATATGCTGGCCGACAATCAGCTGGCACTGAACGCCGGGTGGAACGACGAACTTCTGCGGCTCGAACTAAAACAGTTGCAGGAGTGGGATTTCGATCTGAACCTGATCGGGTTCGGGGATCTCGGTGCGCTGATGGCCGAGCGGACGCATGGACTGACCGACCCGGACGATGCACCGCTAGCACCGGTCGAACCGGTATCTCGCGATGGTGATATCTGGATCCTCGGGAATCATCGTATCGCCTGCGGGGACTCGACCCGGGCCGACGTCGTCGAGCGCCTGCTCGGGACGGTTCGACCGCACCTCATGGTGACCGACCCTCCGTATGGGGTCGAGTACGATCCTGCATGGAGGCAGCGTGCCGGCGTTGGGTCTGCTGGTGCGGCGACCGGAGTCGTGCTGAACGACGACCGGGCCGACTGGCGCGAGGCGTGGGCACTGTTCCCGGGATCGGTCGCGTATGTATGGCATGGCGGTCTGCACGCAGGGGTCGTGGCGGATAGTCTGATGGCGTGCAAGTTTAAGATTCGGGCGCAGATTGTCTGGGTCAAAACGCGACCGGCACTGTCGCGTGGTCACTACCATTGGCAGCATGAACCGGTGCTATACGGTGTTCGAGACGGCGAGGATGATCAGTGGCGATTCGTTCCAGAGCACGAAGTTGCGTCCTATTCGGTGAAAGACGGAGCGACTGCATCCTGGCATGGTGGTCGCAAGCAGTCGACCGTTTGGTTTATCGAGCATCTGAAATCCGACACCGGTCACGGCACACAGAAACCGGTTGAATGCATGAAGCGACCAATGGAAAACAACAGCAGTCCCGGGCAGGCAGTGTACGAACCGTTTTCGGGTTCCGGTACGACGATCATCGCTGGCGAAATGACCGGGCGACACGTTTATGCGATCGAATTGAATCCGGCATATGTCGACGTTGCAGTCGAACGCTGGCAGGCGTTCACCGGCAAACCGGCAATCCTCGAGGCATCTGGTAGATCGTTCGAGGACGAAAAGCAGGAGCGGAATGGCGAAGCGCGGACCTAAGTCGAAGGCCGACCTCGAGGCCGGCAATGTTATCGTCGGGTCATTCGGGAAGCGCCCCGACCCGCCTGACGAACTGAATCCTCGGCAGCAGGAAATATGGCGCGAGACTGTCGCGAGCGAGGCATCGGATTTTTTCTCGACTGCGGCGCTGCGGTCGCTGCTCGCGAACTACTGCCGGCACACCGAAGCAGCCGAGGGGATTTCTAGTGTCATTAACGAGTTCAAACCCGAATGGTTGAAAAACAGCGACGGATCGAAGCGTTATCACTTGCTGATCAAAATGCGCGAGATCGAGGTCCGGGCATCTCTGTCCTGCGCGACGAAACTGCGACTGACAAACCAGTCGCGGTATACCCCGCAGGCGGCGAGTACTGCAGCGCGTAATGCACCGAAGGCGAAACCGTGGGAAATGTAAAGGGGAGAAAACCTACCCCAAAGCGGAAACCGACCACCCGGAAAAAGACGATTTCACCCGGCCAGCGGGTGATCAACTGGATCGAGACGCTCTGCCGGGTGCCCGAGGGCAAACTCGTCGGGCAACCGATCAAACTCCGTCGGTGGCAGCGGAGAATGATCCGCAAGATTTATGACGACCCGACCCGTCGGGCGCTCATTTCGTTTGGCCGGAAGAACGGCAAGACGGCATTCGCGGCGATGCTCTGTCTGGTTCACCTGGTCGGGCCGATGGCGCAGCCGAACTCGCAGCTGGTGAGCGCGGCACAGTCCCGAGATCAGGCGGCAGTGTTGTTCGCGCTTGCCGCGAAGATCGTCCGGTTGTCTCCGGATCTAAACTCGGTTGTCGTGATCCGCGACACCGCCAAGCAATTATTCTGCCCTGAACTCGGCACCCTGTACCGGGCGTTGTCTGCTGACGTATCGACGAACTTCGGCCTGTCGCCAGTGTTCGTCATTCACGACGAGCTCGGTCAAGTGCGCGGCCCGAGGTCGGAACTGTACGAGGCGCTCGAAACCGCATCGGGGGCGCATGAAAATCCGCTGTCGATTGTGATATCGACACAGGCACCGAACGACGCGGATCTGCTGTCGGTGCTGATCGACGACGCAAAGCAGAGCATCGACCCGCGCACGAAGCTGTTTCTCTGGACCGCTGACCCGGACCTCGACCCGTTCAGCAAGAAGGCGCAGCAGCAGGCGAACCCGGCGCTCGGGGATTTCCTGAACGAGCGGGAAGTCAAAGAAATGGCCGAGGCAGCGCGACGGATGCCGAGCCGGGAAAACTCGTATCGGAACCTGGTGCTGAATCAGCGCGTGACCTCGCACTCGCCGTTCATTGCCCGGTCGATCTGGGAGGCCTGCGCCGGGGCGATCGATGAATCGGCATTTCTGTCCTCGTTCGTCGTGTTCGGACTCGACCTGTCGGCGCGAAACGACCTGACGGCACTTGCCTATGTCGCGGAGTCCGAGGATGGCGTGCTGAATCTGAAAGTGGACTTTTTCGCGCCCGAACAGGGAGTGCATGAGCGTGCATTGCGCGACCGGGCACCGTATGATTTATGGGCCGAGCAGGGGTTCATTACGCTCACCCCGGGCGCGTCGGTCACGTATGATTTTGTTCTGCAGCGACTGCTCGAGGTGATGGCAGATGCACCGGAGTCCGAGATTGCGTATGATCGATGGCGAATTGATCAGTTGAAGTACGAGGCCGAACGGATGGGCGCAACGGACTTGCCTCTGGTAGACTTTGGTCAGGGGTTCAAGGATATGGCACCCGCTGTCGATGCGTTCGAGGCCGCGCTGCTGAATCATCGGCTGCGGCATGGCAATAACCCGGTCCTGAATTGGTGCGTGGCGAATGCGGTGACGATGCGCGATCCGTCGGGGAATAGAAAACTAGACAAGAGCAAGGCGACCGGTCGCATCGACGGGCTGGTCGCCTCAGTCATGGCCGTTGCCCGATCCGCTGCGCGTGAGTCCACCGCAGCGTCGGTCGGCATGGCTGTTCTCTGATAGGAGGCACCGTGGCGTTTCGCTGGCCTTGGCAAAAGAAACAGAACATCACGCAGATCCTCAAAACACTCGGGATCGAGTTTCAGTCAAAAAGCGGCGCATCGGTCACGCTCGAAAGCGCGATCAAGGTCACGACCGTACTCGCCTGCGCCCGGGTGATTGCGGAAGGCATCGCGCAGATCCCGCTCAAACTGTACCGCGAACGACCGGGCGGCGGTCGCGAACCGATGCCAGACCATCCGGTTTACCGTGTACTGGCGCGTCGACCGAACGAGTGGCAGACGGCATACGAGTTCCGCGAAATGATGGGGATCCATCTGGCGCTATGCGGAAACTTCTACGCATTCATCAATTCGCCCGATGGACGGATCACCGAGTTGTTGCCGTTCGAGCCGGGTGCGGTCACGGTCAAGCGCGACGGGTGGAACATTCTCTACAAGGTCAGGATGCCAAGTGGCGAGCAACAGGACATACCGGCATCGCAAATGTGGCACGTTCGGGGCGCGACGATTGGCGGCGTGGTCGGCCTCGACTTCGTGCAGATGGCACGCGAGGCGATTGGTCTGGCAATGTCGGTCGAGGAGCATGGTTCGCGTATGTTCGCCAACGGTGCGCGGCCTGGCGGGATCCTCACGACTGCCGGCATACTGAAAAAAGATCAGGTCAATGAGTTGCGCGAGTCGTGGGAGCAGATGCAGGGCGGGTCTGCGAATGCCTACAGGACTGCGATCCTATGGGGCGGTCTGGATTTTAAGGCGATGGCGATGCCGAACGATCAGGCGCAGATGCTCGAGTTGCGTAAATTTCAGGTCGAGGAAATCTGCCGCGCATACCGGGTGATGCCGATCATGGTCGGGTACTCGGACAAGACCGCGACCTATGCGAGCGCCGAGCAGATGTTTTTGTCCCATGTAGTGCATACGATGGGACCGTGGTATTCTCGAATCGAGCAATCAGGCGAGCGCAATCTGCTCACCGAGAAGGACCGAGACGGAGGGCTGTACCTAAAGTTCAATGTTTCGGCGCTGTTGCGCGGGGCGCACGCGGATCGCGCTAACTATTTCAAGGCGGCGCTCGGGTCTGGCGGGTCGCCCCCTTGGATGACGCAGGATGAAGTGAGAGAATTAGAAGAACTTAACCCGTTCGGTGGCGAGGCGAGTCGTCTACCGAGACCGATGCAGTCAGCGCCAACTGGCGCATCGGTTGATTCAGGAGGCGACTCGAATGCACCAACAGCACGCTCTGGTAAGTCTGCGGGAACTTAAACTCGAACCCGACGGCGACGGCATGACGTTCGCCGGTTACGGTGCCGTATTCGGCAACGTCGATGCGTATGGTGATGTGATCGAGGCCGGCGCGTTCGCCGCGTACCTGTCCGATGTGAAATCCGGAAAACAGCAATGGCCGGCGATGCTGTCGCAGCATGGCGGGTGGGGCATGAATGCGGATGATATGACCCCGGTCGGCATCTGGATTGATCTGGCCGAGGACGGCACCGGACTCAAGGTGAGCGGCAAGCTGGCCGACACCCCGCGAGGCACCGAACTGTACCGGCTGATGAAGATGGACCCGCGTCCTGCGATCGATGGCCTGTCGATTGGTTACATCGCGAAGGAGTGGGAACCCCGCAGCAAGCCAGAGGATCCGCGTCGCCGTTTGAAGCGGATCGACCTGGTTGAAATTTCGCCCGTCACGTTTCCCGCGAACCGGCTCGCCCGGGTCGCCAGCGTGAAGGGCATCGAGGATCTGTCGCGCCTTTCCGAAATCGAGGATCTCCTGCGTGATGTTGGCGGGTTCTCAAACCGAGAGGCAAAGGCGCTCATTGCCCGGATCAAATCGCTCGGCGTGCCCCGTGACGAGGCATCGAAGGCTGATCTGATCGGGTTGATCAACCAAAACATCGCAATCGCGAGAGGAGTGTAACGATGGAAGAACTCAAGAAACTGCTCGAGGAGCAGGGTCGCGCCCTTGCCGAGTTCCGCAAGACGAACGACGAGCGGCTGGCCGCGCTGGAAAGCAAGGGGTATGCCCCTGCCGATCTGACCGAGAAGGTCGCGAAACTGAACGACGAACTGTCGGCAATCGGTCGCAAGATCGACGAGGTGCAGACCAAGGCCAATCGTCCTGCCGGCGCGGGGGTCGCCATGACCGCCGACCAGCAGGAACACAAGCAGGCGTTCGGTCGCTGGCTGCGGAAGGGTGACGAGGGAGGCCTCGCGGAGATTCAGCGCAAGGCCATGAACTCCGGTACCGACCCGCAGGGCGGGTACCTGATCCTGCCCGAAATGGACATGGCGATTGATCGCGTGGTGCCGACGATCTCGGCGCTCTATCGGATCTCGCGTCAGGTCACCATCGGCACGCAGAAATGGCAGAAGGTCGTCAAGAAAACCGGCATGGCGATGACCCGTGTCGGCATCGGCGGCACTGCTGGCGAAACGACCGAACCGACCTATGCTCGCATCGAGATCGAGGCCTACACCGCCGAGGTCGAACCGTGGGTGTATAACGAGACGCTCGAGGATTCGTTCGTGGACCTCGAGGCCGATCTCGCGATGGAGGCCGGTATCGCCTTCGCCGAGGGTGCCGGGTCGGAGTACTGCACCGGAAACGGCGTGAACAAGGCACGCGGCATCACGGCTTACAACAACGTCGCGAACGCCTCGTATTCGTGGGGCAACGTCGGATACATCGCCTCGGGCAAATCGGCGGCATTCGCCTCCGTCGCCCCTGCCGATGCCATCGTGAATCTGCAGCACGCGCTCAAGCAGCAGTATCGCCCGGGCGCGGTGTTCGTAATGAGCGATGCGACGCTCGCCCTGGTTCGCCAGATCAAGGATGCCAGCAACGCCTACTACCTCTGGAACCCGGATGCCGCTGCCGGCTTCGGTGGTCGCCTGCTCGGTTCGCCCGTCGAGGTCGACGACAATATGCCGACTATCGCGGCCAACTCGTACAGCATCGCCTACGGCAATTTCCAGCGTGGCTATGCGGTCGTGAATCGTGCCGGTACCACGGTGATCCGCGATCCGTACACGGCCAAGGGAACCACGAAGTTCAATTTCCGTCGCCGGTTCGGTGGCGGGATTTACAACTTCGAGGCGATCAAGCTGATGAAGTTCGCGACCTCGTAAGTCGCTGACTTTGACGATCATCCCGTCAGCGATGGCGGGATGGTTTCAACTGAAATATTGAAGGAGGTTCGACCATGAATGATCTGCACAACAACTGCGACGCGCAGCGTGCGCTCGGCCCGGTGGCCTTGACGACCGTTGCCGGACTCGCAGGCAAGGTTCTCGACCGTCAGGGGTTCGGCGCTGTCGAGTTTATCCTGTCCTACGGTGCCGTCACCGCGACGAACGCCACCATCACCCCGGTGGTCAAGGAAGGCGATGCGACGGGTTCCATGACCAGCGTCGCGGACGGTGACCTGATCGGCACCGAGGCTCTGGCCGCGTTGCCGGCGCAGGCGACCGCTCGTACCTCGGGCACCGGCAAGTTCGTCAGCACGCGAGTCGGCTACAAGGGCACCAAGCGGTACGTTTCCTGCGGCATCGCCTCGACGACCGTCACGGCAGCGACCATCGTGTCGATTGCTGCGGTCATGCACGATCCGCAGATCGCGCCCGTCGCGAACCCGTAAGGGTGAAGGAAAATCGGGCACGCTGCTCGTCCCAGTGTGTCGCCGGATCCGTAACCGGCACCCCTTCAATGATCTAGGACGAGGAGATCCAAAATGCAAGACGGCGAGAGACAAGTTGCACCGGTTGTGAGTGGCATCCGGCGAGATCATGTTGCGCGGTACGAATGGGCCGCAAAGGTGATCGACAAACTGGTACACGATGGCCGGAAGGTAATCGACATTGCCTGCGGGATCGGCTATGGATCAAACGTGCTGGCCCGGTCGCGGTTCAATGTGACGGCGATCGATATCGATGCCGAGGCGCTCGAGTACGGGCGCAAGCATTACGCGCACGACCGCATCACGTTCCTGCAGGGCGATGCCAGCAATCCGGAGGGTGGACTTGAATCCGATAACCGGATTTCGACGCAGCGGTGGCACGCGGCGACGGTATTCGAGACGGTCGAACACATCGAGGATCCGCGACCGCTGTTGAAATGGCTGCGCGGTCGGGTCAAGGTGCTGCTCGCGAGCGTCCCGAACGAGGAGGTATTTCCGCATCAAGGCCGCGTGAAATTCCATTTTCGCCACTACACACCGGGCGAGTTCGCCGCACTGCTCAAGGAGTGCGGGTGGATGGTGAACGCCTGGTACGGTCAGGCAGGACCGGAGTCGGAGGTCGAAAAAGGCCGGATGGGTCGCACGATCATCGCGGTCGCGGTCCCGGCACCGGTCGAGGAAATAACCCGAGAGCAACCGAAAGGCGAACCGAAGGACGTTACCGCCGAGTTCAAGGCGGCGGCGCTGCCGGCCAAGGTGCCAGATGCGGTTGCGATCCTCGGACTCGGCCCATCGGTCGCGGAGTTTCTCGATTTCAGCAAGCGGCTCGGCAGCACGAAACGGTTGTGCGACGAGGTCTGGGCGATCAATGCGCTCGGCGGTGTCCTGAAATGCGACCGCATTTTTCACATGGACGATATTCGCATTCAGGAGGCACGCGCCAAGGCCGACCCGGGCAGCAATATCGCCGCGATGGTCGAGTGGATCAAGGAGCATCCCGGGCCGATCTACACCAGCAGGCCGCATCCCTCGTATCCCGGCATGGTCGCGTTCCCGCTCGAGGACGTTCTGAACCATTTTCAGCACGACTATTTCAACTCGACAGCAGCGTATGCGGTTGCGTATGCGGTGTATATCGGAGTCAAAAAGATCCTGCTGTTTGGGGTCGACTTTACATATCCGAACTCGCACAAGGCCGAGAAGGGACGCGCCTGCGTCGAGTTCTGGCTCGGGCAGGCCTCGGCGCGTGGCATCAAGATTTCCCTGCCAAAGACGACCTCGCTGATGGATGCGATTCACGACCGATCCGAGCGCCTGTACGGGTACGATACCGTCGATGTTCAGCTGGTCCCGGTCGGCCCGGGCAAGATCACTGCGAAGTTCACCGAGCGCGATCAAGTGCCGACCGCTGAGGAGATCGAATCGCGATATGATCACTCACGGCACCCGTCGCCGCTGATGCAGGAGGAGGAACCCGCAGATGCTTAAATTGGTATCAGGACCGACCGCCGAACCGGTGTCGCTGACCGAGGCGAAGGCATGGCTGCGGGTGACAGACTCGAACAGCGATACGCTGATCACGCAACTTATCGCGAGCGCCCGTCAGTCGGTCGAAATGTTCACGCATCGAATCCTGGTCGCGCAAACGTGGGAGCAGTATCTCGACCAGTTCCCTCCGGGCGACTCGATCAGTCTCGGGCTGTACCCGTATCGGTCGATCACGCATATCAAGTATTACGACACCGACGGAACGCTGCAGACGGTCGACTCTGCCGATTATCAAACGCATCCGGTGTTCATACCGCCACGGGTGACCCCGATCTACGGGGGGAATTGGCCGTCCTCGCGTGGATGGATCAACGATGTGGTGGTGCGGTTCATCGCGGGTGATGCGGTGTCGATCAGCGCCGATGCGTCGACCGATGTGATCACCGCGACCGGGCATGGGTACACCGACGGGGATCTGGTCAGGTTCTGGAATACGGGCGGGGCGCTGCCGACGGGGTTGTCTGCGAACACCGACTACTATGTGCGCGATGCGACGGCGACCACGTTCAAGGTATCCGCGAACAGCGGCGGCGCGGCTGTCGATATCACCGGTGCCGGAACCGGGACGAATTTCGCAGGGGATATCCCGAGGGCACTGATTGACGGCCTGCTGCTGCTGGTGGCCCACTGGTACGACAATCGCCAGACGATGATTGTCGGCAATATCGTGAACGAGGCTCCGATCAATGTTCAGTCGGTGCTGATGCCCTACCGGGTGTTCGAGTTCTGACCATGAGGGCAGGCGATCTCGACCGGATGATTGTGATCGAGTCAGTCGGCGCGACACAATCCTCGAGCGGCGACCCGACGGAATCCTGGTCGACGTTCGCGACGGTCTGGGCGAAGGTGATCCCGGTCAACACCGCAGAGGGATTTTCGGCGCAGCAGTTCAATGCGAAGGCCGATGTGATTTTCCGCATTCGGCACATCGACAATCTAACGCCAGCGATGCGGATCAATTACAACAGCCACTACTACGACATAACCGGGATTACCGAAATGAGGCGGCGCGAGTCGATCGAGATCGCTGCGACGGTGAGGCGGCAATGAGCGGAGGGATCGAGGTCCGGGTGAGCGGGTTGGAAGGCCTGGCAGCGGCGCTGCGCGAGTTGCCACCTAAAATCTCGCGCCGGGTTGCCGACAAGACGCTGCGCGAAGCGGCGAAACCGATGCTGGACGCGGCCCGGGCGAAGGCACCCGCCCTCGCGGCCAGTACTCAGTGGCGGCGAGCGGGGGCGCTTAAAAAGGCAATCCGGATCTCGCGCTTGCGGGTGCCCGGTGACCTGAATCGCGGCGTGACCATCGGTGTCAAACTGCTAAACCGTCGGCAGATGCGTGCAGCGCGACTCGCATCGACGGTATCGCGGTTAACACGGGGCGTGAAAATATCGAAGGATTGGCAGAATCCGTTTTGGTGGTATTTTCTAGAGCATGGATGGCACGCGACCGGTCGCAGGAACGGGCGCGGCCTGACGCGACGGGATTGGAGGAAGTCGGCCCGGGCCGCGTCGAAGTTCATCAAAATGCCATTTCTCAAGCCGGCGTTTGACGAGCAACATCGCCGGTTTTTAGACCAGTTCGGGTCGATCATGGGGCGCAGGATCGAGGAGATCTGGCGTGGCAGCTGAGGAGCAAATTTACACGGCGCTCGGGGCACTGGTATCGAACCGGTGCTACCCGGTCAAGGCACCGCAGGCCTCGACCCTGCCATATATTGTCTACGAGAAAACGGCTGGCGACCGGATTGTCACTTTGAATCGCTCGACCGTTCTCGCGAATCACTTTTTCAGTATCAACTGCTATGCCTCGACGGTCGATGCGGCTCGCACGCTCGCGGCCTCGGTAAAAACCGCGATGGAGTCGGCGGGGGTTGTGAACGAGTTGCAGTCCGAAAGCAACGAATACGACCCCGATACCGACCTCGATTTTATTGCGCTATCATATTCATGTTGGGAGAGTGAGTAAGCAGTCTGGGGCTGTTCAACTTTAACCATCATTGAGGACGAGTCGATGATCTTTTGCATAGGAGATAGGTCATGCCGACACTCGGAATCAATGTCGCAATCGCGCTGCAGAACGCGCTCGGGGGCGACGTAACTGTAAGCGGGATCACGAAGGCGAACCCGGGCGTGGTCACCTGTTCGGCCTCGCATGGATACTCAAACGGCGATATCGTCGTGCTGGACGTTACCGGCATGACCGAGATCGACGCGCAGGCCTGCCGTATCGCCAACAAGACGGCGACCACGTTTGAACTCGAGGGGCTGGACACGACCGGCTTTTCGACGTTCACCGCTGGCACCGTGAACAAAGTCTCCGGCCTCGATACGCTCGGGCTGGCGACCTCGATCAGCGTCGACCAGCAGTCGGTCGACGAGATCGATATCACGACCCTCACCGACAACCAGCGGAAGATCATGTTCGGGTTCCTGTCGCCCGTCAAAGGGTCGATCTCGGCGCTCTGGGAGGCCGCAGACACGGCACTGGTCAATCTCCGGGCCGCGACCAAGGCGAGCAGTCCTCGGGCGTTCAAAATCACGTTCGCGGACGGATCCATTGCGGTGTTCAACGCGCTGGTCGCCATCGGCGATGCGTTCCAGATGGATCAGGGGCAACCGGCGAAAACGACCTGCAATTTCACACTGCAGGGTCGTCAGATCATGTTCTACGCCAGCTGATCGCTGGTCTAAACAACGGAGGGACGAGTCATGGGGCTGTTGAGTCGTGGTGATATTCCGCGTCCGGTTCGGAAGGCCGAGGCGGTGATGGTCGAGGCGCTCGGTGGCGAGGTCAAGGTGCGGCAGATGACGTTGCCGACCTACCTCGCCCTCGTTCGCGGTCAGCATGAGCATGGAGACTCGATGCCGCTCGGCCTGGTGATGGCCGAGTGCGTGGTCGATGCTGACGATCTCCCGATTTTTTCGGAGGAGGAGTGGAATATCTGGGGCGCGTCGCACCCGACGCAGATCGCCGAATTGTGGACGAAGGTCCGGATGATCACCAGCATCGAACCGGAGGTGGCTGAAAAAAAATAAGAACGCGCCCGGAGTACCAGTTTCTGCTGCTGCTGGCGCGAACGATGGGGATGCCGGTCGCAGAATTGGCTGCGCGAATGACCGCGCAGGAGTTCGTCGAACATTGGACGGACTACAGGCTGAACCCGTGGGGCGAACAACGCAATGATTTGAGAGCCGGCATGATCGCCTCGATGCTGTTCAATATCAACAGGGGCAAGGACACCCCTCCGCGATCACCGACAGATTTTGTGCTGTATAGGTACGAAGTGGTGGACGAGGCCGATGTTCGCAGACAGTACGCAAAGCAGCAGCAGAAACGGAGAAAACGGTAAATGCCTCGTCTAGCGATTGACCTTGTGCTGCAAGTCGCGCAGTTGCAGCGCGATATGAACAAAGTCGTGTCCACGGTCGACAAGGGGTTCCGCGATATCCGGAATGCTGCAAACTCCGTTCGCAATATCCTCGGTGTCCTCGGTATCTCTTATGGCGCGTATGAACTCGTCAGTTTCATCAAGGCGCAGATCGAACTGCAGGATCGCCTGGTCGACCTGTCGACCCGACTCAATATCACCGTCACCGACCTCGCCGGGTTCAAGTATGCAGCCGAGGCTGGCGGCACATCACTCGAGACATTCACGACCGGGGTTCGCAACCTCAACAAATATCTATCGGAGGCGGCGAATAATCCGGGCAACCGTGGGATCCTGCGTGCGCTCAATGTCGACACGAACGACCCGACGAAGGCGATCTACCAGCTGGCCGATGCATTTCGCGACCTTGGCGACACTCCCGCTCGCACCGAGGTATCGCTGCGGTTGTTTGGCAAGGCCGGCGACGAACTGATCCCGGTACTCGCGCAGGGCAGCGAGGAACTGCGAAAACAGGTAGAGCGCGGCAAGGAGTTCAGCAGGATAACCGACGAGTCGGCCAAGGCAGCGAAGGCGCTCAAGGACAATATCACCGACCTTAAAGCCGCATCTGCCGGGGCAGCGACCGAGATCGGGAATCGATTGGTTCCCGAACTGACGAGGCTCACCGGGGAGTTCGCGGAGGGCATCAAACTCGCTGGCGGGTTTTTTAAGGCGATCGAGACATTCGGGACGATAAACCCGTTTCGGACTGACGCGGAAAATCTGAAACTGATCCGCGAAGAAATCGAACTGATTGACAAGGGCGAGCAGGCATCGACGGAGGAATATCGGGACAAACTCGAACTGCAAAAGAGATTTCTCGAATACAAGCAGCGCGAGGCGGCGCTCGCGCTCGGCAAGGGATTCGAGAATTACAAAGGCGGCAGGGAAACCGGGGCTGGCGCGACTGCCGAGATCGGCGAGGGCGCGGACGGGGCGAAAGCGAGCGTGGAAGGGCTGAATTTCGCACTCGCGGAATCGTCCGGGTTCATCATCAATCTGCGTCGCGAAGCGTCGAAAATTACCGACGTGAGGGACGAGTTCGATCTGCTGATCGACGAGGCAAATCGCCTCGGCCCTGCCTATGCTCAAATCGCGATCCCGTTGGTCGCGGTCCTCCGGGCGCACAAGGAAATGCTGATCGTCAGCAAGGCGGCGACGGAGGAGGCTGATCGACAACTCAAAGCGGAGGAACAAGTCGCTGAGATCATCGCGAAAGCGATCAGCGAGCGAGTCGATTACGCGCAGGCGATTGAGTTCCAGACCTCGCTGCTTGGCAAGTCTGCCGACGAACAGGAACGCCTGGTCGAGTACCGTCGCATCGACCTCGATGTGCTGAAACAACTCGAGGCGATTGCGGATCAACCGTACGAGGATCAGGTCGATGCAATCGCGCAGATATACGCGGAAGGCGAGGAGGCTAAAAAAGTTATCGGTGAACTGATCGACAAGTTCAAGGAACTCAGCCGATCCGCTGACGTTGGAATCGCGGACGCGCTGAATCGAATCGTCGCGCAGGCGCAAAACAGCGCAGAACTGATGGATCATGCCATTACGAATGCGGCGCAGAGCATGGAGGATGCGATTGTAAAGTTCGCGCAGACCGGCAAGTTCGAGTTTCGCGAACTGGTATCGAGCATCATCGCGGATCTGCTGCGGTTGCAGATCAAGCAGTCGATCCTCGGACCACTGGCGCAGATTTTTCTCGGTCAGGGAACCGCAGCGTATGAGTTACTAGGATGGAGCAGCGCCGATCTCGCTGGTCTACCTCCTGGTCTGGCGAGCGGTGGCCCGGTGTCGGCAGGGTCGACGTATATCGTCGGTGAGAAAGGGCCGGAATTGTTTGTACCGAACATGAGCGGGACCATCGTACCGAACGATTCCATCGGTTCCGGTGGCCCGACCATGTATGTCGATGCCCGTGGTGCTGATCGCGCCGAGTTCGAGCGGTTAAAGCAGTTTGTTGTCGCGCTGAATGGCAGCATTGAGGAGCGCAGCGTGACGGCTAACATGACGGCCCGGAGGAAGGGCGGCGCATTCGCGTCGACCTTTGGCGCATGACGACGCTCACAATGCCGTCGTCGCCTTATTTTTCGGCGCAGGGCAGTCGTATTCAATTGCTGACGAACGCGAAAATACTGCAATCGCCGGCAAACCTTTCGTCGCAGACGGCACTGTATGTCGGGTCGGTCTGGGCGGCGCGGTACGTATTGCCACCAATGACACGCGATCAGGCTGCGGACTGGATGGCATTCCTGATCGAATTGGAGGGCATGAGTGGCCGGTTCTATGGACCGATACCGGGCGGTCGCGAACCTCGAGGAGCGGCGACCGGGACTCCGCTGGTCAAGGGTGCAGCGCAGACCGGGTCGTCGCTGGTGACGGATGGGTGGACGGCAGGGGTCACCGGGATTCTCAAGACCGGCGATTTTATCGGGGTCGGCGGGTTCCTCTACATGGTGACGGCTGACGCAAACTCCGACGGTACCGGGAATGCGACGCTGTCGATCAAGCCGCAGATCCGCACCGCTCCGTCCGATAACGCGCCGATCACGACGACGAACCCGACGACGACAATGCGGCTCACTGGCAACGAGGTCGGGTGGGACATTTCGAGCATGATGATTTACGGGTTGGAGTTTGAAGGCATCGAGACTTTCGTATGACGATGCCAGCTGGTCGTGCCCTGTCAGCGGCGCTGCAAACGGCCATTGCAGCAGAGACGGTTCGTCCCGCGATGCTGGTCTACCTCGACCTTCCGTCGGGCGCGGTGCGGGTGAACAGCACAATCTATTCGATCGACTACGACGGCAACACCTACACCGGGGTCGGTGACCTCGGGCGTGTCGGCACCGTTCAGGAAGCGACCGATTTCAGCAGTCCGAGTCTGGATCTAATTTTGTCCGGTCTGAACGCGTCGCTGATCAGCGCGGCATACACCGATCACTATCAGGGGCGCGATGTTTTTGTGTACCTCGCGTTTCTCGATGGCGATCATGCTCTGGTGGATGCGTTCGAGTTGTTTGCCGGTCGGATCGACTATATGCAAGTGCAAGCAGACGAGTCGACCGTGACGATCACGGTGCGCTGCGAGAATGAACTGGTGGATTGGGAACGACCGAAGATCGCCCGGTACAACGACGCGGACCAGCAGGCGCGGTATCCTGGTGATCTCGGCCTCGAGTATGTCCCGCTCATGGTCGAGCGGGAGATCGTCTGGGGGCGCTGATGCGAATCGAAAAATGGGAAACGGCGCTCGCCCGGTACATCGAGCAGTGCCGATCGATCCCGTTCAAGTGGGGCGAGCATGACTGCGCGACGTTTTGTGCCGGCGCGGTGCAGGCCATCACCGGGGAGGATCTGTTTGCACCGTTCCGAGGCCTGTATGCGGACGAGGAGTCGGCGGGTGCCATCGTCGCGGAATGGGCCGAGGGCGACTATGAGGCACTGATCACCGGCATTGTGGGCGAACCGAAGGCAGTCGAGTTCGCCAATCGCGGAGATATTGTGCTGTCACTGCGCTACCGTCTGCCGACCATCGGGGTCTGCGTCGGGGAACGCTCGGCGTTCGTGACAAAAAAGGGGCTGACGTTCGCACCGACTATCGACAGCGAGAAGGCGTGGAGCATATAGGATGCCACCGGCAATCGCAGCGATCACGGCATATTTAACACCGATTGTTGGTGGGTTCTGGGCCGGCGTGATCGCGCAGGCAGTGGTTATCGTGGCCGAGGTCGCGGTACTGAGCGCGATCTCGAAAAAACCGAAACTGCCCGGATACCTGTCCGAACTGCAGGATCGTCATCATGTGATCCGCTCGGCGGTCGCCCCGCATCGCGTGGTCCTTGGTCAGTCGATTACCTCTGGACCGCTCTGCGGGGCGTTCTCGAAACCCGGGCCGACAGACATTGAGCATGAGATTCTGTATCTCGCTGTCGCGCTGGCGGGGCACGAATGCCAGTCAATCGACACGATCCTGCTCAATAACAAATCCAGCACTGATCTGCGGTACGGGTCGACCGAGGTCGATGTGATTCTGGACGGGTGCTATTACTCGGAGGGCATGGGCGAGGATCTGACGGTCACCATCGAGGGAACCCCGTTCACAGTTGCAGCGGTGAACGACCTCGAGATCGATTACGACTCGCCCGGGTCGAGTACGGAAACCGGATACCCGTACAAGTGCAATCACACAAACGCGCAAAACCTGGTGAATGCCATTCAGGGCGATGCGGGGTACGCGAACGCGGCATACACGGTAGAACTCGGCGTGCAGGAGTGGAGTCAGGTTGCGGCCATGACCGACATTCGCGCCCGGGTACATATCAAGGTGATCAGCAAGACGAACGAGTCGATCACGGTCAGCGTCGGGACTTCTGGCGATACCGGCATCACGCTAGATACAGAGACGGTCAGCGACGCGAACGACTACCTGACCATCAGCGAGAATCTCGGCACAACGACGCAGGCGGCAGATGCGATGCTGCTGGCCGATCTGCCCGACTACGTGACCGTCAACCATCGCGCACGCGGGATCTGCTACCTCGCTCTGAAACTCACGTGGAACCCGGATATCTGGTACACCGGAATACCGCAAATTGCGGCAGTCGTGCATGGCGTGAACCAGATATACGACCCGCGTGATTTGTCGACCGGGTGGTCCGATAACCCGGCTCTGATCGTGCGGTGGCTGCTGACCCATCCCGAGGGCATGAATGTTCCGACCTCGAGAATCGACGACCAGTCATTCATCGATGCGGCGAACGTCTGCGATTACGTGGTCGCCAACGGGCCGAGCGCGTCTGGGAAGCGGTTTACCTGTAACGGGTCATTCACCCGTGACGAAAAACCGAAGGACATTATGAGCGCGGTTCTGTCCTGCATGGGCGGTCGGTTGACCTATTGGAACGGGAAATATCGGGTACACGCGGCGGCATACGATTCTCCGTCGATCACGATCACCGAGGATGATCTGCGCGGCCCGGTGACATTGCAAATCCGGACGGCGCGGCGCGACCTGTTTAATTCGGTGCGCGGCACGTTCGTCGATCCGGACAAGGACTGGCAGGCGACCGACTATCCTCCGGTCACGAACGCGACCTACGTCACGCAAGACGACGGAGACACGATCTGGGGCGACTTGTCCCTGCCGTTCACGATAGACCCGTGGGAGGCGCAGCGCCTCGCCAAGATCGAACTCGAACGGTGCCGGCGCGGGATGACGCTGCAGCTGCAGTGCAAGTGGACCGTTTTGAATGTTCGGGTCTGGGATACCGTGACGTTCACGAGCGCACAATTCGGGTGGTCGAAGGTGTTTCGCGTCGTCGCAATGAGCGTCGATATGATGAATGGCCCGAACCTGACGCTGCGCGAGGAGGAACCGGAGATATACGATTGGGATACATCGGATGGCGATGCAATTCCAGACCCGACGAATCCGGACGATCCTGGCGGGACGACCCCTGACGGAACGCTCGAACCTCCGTCGAACCTTTCCTACGAGATTATCAACTACACGGTGACGGCCTGCGTGCGGCTCGCCATGACCCCGTCGCCATCGGCGTTCGCGACTGATTACGAGGTGCAATATCGGCTGTCTGCAGATGCGGAATGGTCGCAGACGATCCCGTACCAGAATCTCTATACCTCGCTTACCGACGTTCAGATCGTATTTTGCGGAGTTCCCGCAGGCAATTACATCGTGCGCGTCCGGGCGGTGAATAAGACAAACGGAACGGCCTCAAAGTGGGTCGAGGCAGCGGTGCGTATCAACTTTCCGGCGCTCAACTACTCACCGAACGTATCCGGTCTGGAGCTCGCCAACGGCGCGAACGCGACGCAGTTCATCGTCAAGGATCCGAAATTTGTCTGGCGCAAGGCGAGCGGGACAAACAGCAACGGGTCGGACTTTTATTTCGACTACTACGAGGTCAGGTTCCTCGACGGGCAATACCCGATTTTCACGGCTCGGACGGTGGCCGAGGAGATCGTTGTCCCGTATCAGGACAACGTGCGCGAGTACGAGCGCCTGAATGGAACATGGGGCGCGTACCGTCAGTTCACGGTCGCGGTCTATGCGGTCGGCACCGAGGGGCAAATGAGTCAGCTGCCGGCGAAAATCACCGTCAGCAATCCGGCACCGGAACTGCCGACGAACATCACGGTGAGTGCCGATGCAGGCGGGTTCGTCGATGTATCGTGGACACCTCCGGGAGATCCGGATTGGGCCGGGACGCTGGCATGGGCCTCGACGACCTCCGGGTTCGGGATCTCTGGTACCGAGAAGGGATCGGGGAATTGCGTGTTTGATGGCGCTGACACATCGGTGCGCGTAGCCGGTTTGACACCGGGCGAGACGTACTATTTCAAGTTCGCGAGTTATGACGTTTACGGGAAAACCGGGTTGATCGTCAGCGATCAGTACTCGGTCACGATCCCGACATTCGACCCAAACGATACGACGGCACCAGCGACACCGACCGGTGTATCGCTGTCGACCGGCCTGGTAAACACCTCGCAGGCCTCCCTCGCCTATATCGAGGCATCGTGGAACGCGAACGCGGAAACCGATCTAGGGGGATATATCCTGCGTGTAGGACGGCAGGGATCGACGAACTGGACGACGCTCGCTGGTATCACCGAGATCCGACTCACAAAGGACACGACCCGTTTCCGGTGGGAGGATGCGATACCGGGGGTCGGGTACGAGGGCAAGATTGCGGCGGTCGATCAGGTCGGCAATATATCGGCGTGGTCCTCGCTGTTCACGCAGACCGCGCAAACTGATACCAGTGCCCCGAGCGCACCGACCGGCGTGTCATTGACTGCGGTCGTTCGATCCCTGTACCTGACGTTTACCGGTGTTTCCGATGCCGATCTTGCGTATTACGAGGTCTATGCGTCGACCTCGAGCGGTTTTACACCGGATACCTCGACGTTCTCGAATCTCTACTATCGAGGCCTCGGGACCGCGCTCACGTATGAGAATGCCAGTGACGCGACGTATTACGTCAAGATTTGCGCGGTCGATCATTCCGGCAACCGGTCGTCATTCACGACGCAAGTCTCGGCCACCATCGCGAAGGTCAGCGGGTCGCAGATCGGGAGCAGCACTGTCACAGGCTCAAATATCGGCAGCAGCACTGTCGAAAAAACTAACATGGCGAACGATTCGGTCGGGACCAACCAGATCGAAGCGGGAGCGGTGACCAATACCCGGATTGCAGCAGGCACCATCGAAACGTCGCGACGCAGTAGTCTGACGACATTTACATATGGGTGGGGGCCGACTGCCGGGACGCCCGGTCAACTGGACTTCGGCGCACAGGCTCATGGTTTCGGCAAGATTCCCATCGGCCTGTTCACAACCGGGAACAAGAACGTCGCGCTCTGGCTGTACGCGCTGGATGCCACCAATGCGTCCATCGCCGGGTACGACTTCGTGGGGACACAATCGGGGACCATCACGGTCTATCAATGGTGACGAAATGAAACGGCAGATACCTTTCAAGTGCGGCGCAGTGGTTCGTCCCGACAACAGCATCCTGTATGCGTGGCATTGGGGCGGGTCTTTTGACAAGGACTGCCCGATGACGGTGGACATACCGGATGGCTGCACAGCCGTGGAACTGACCCCGGAACAGAACGACCTCATTATCAAGGACATTCACGGTGTCGAGTTCGTCAATGGTGAACTTCGGCAAAAATCGGCATCATAACGGTTTGAGATAACTGACATGGCAAAAAAAACCATCCATCTATTCGTCGAGACGAACATCGTCACCGAGACTCATACGCACCGGACGATTCGCGGTGTCGAGCAGGCCGATCACGTAATCCGCGAGGACTATGTCGCTGTTGGAATCGACGAGGACGGTCAGACGTTGATCTCGAGGATTTGCGCCAGCGATGCCGATGCGCGTGCGTTTCTGAAATCGGACACAGCACGGGCTGCGTTCGAGAATCACCACGGGAAGGACATTATCCTGGTCGACGAGGATCTCGCGAAACCGAGCAAGAAGTTCAAGACCGCCATCGGGAGGGTTAAATGAGCGCATATATCACCGGGACGGTCACTGTCACAAATGGCGACGCAACGGTCGTCGGTGTCGGTACGTCATGGCTGACGGAGATTACCGCTGGCGATCTGTTTTCGATTTCAGGGAGCGGTGTCACCTATGAGGTCGCATCGGTCACCGACGATACGCATCTGGAACTGAGCGCGAATTACGCGGGAACGAGCGGGAGCGGCAAGGCATACATGATCGTGCGCGACTTCACCGAGTCGCAGGAGTACCCGTACACGAATCCCGGCGACACGCTGAATACGGTTTCAACCATCGTCAAGCGGCTCGCCGTCATGCTCGACGACTCGATGAACAAGGGATTCAAGCAGACTGTTCGAGTTGCGACGACTGCTGCGCTCGCGGCAAATACCAGATCCGGAAACGTCCTGACAGCCGATGCGAATGGTGCGCTCGCGGCGATCGATGGCGTGAGTCTCGTCGTCGGCAACCGGTTGCTGGTCAAGGACGAGGGCACCGGGGCGAATAACGGCATTTATGTCGTGACCGACTTGGGTGATGCATCGAACCCGTGGGTACTGACTCGGGCCGGCGATTTCGATACCGATGCGGAGGTATTCGCGCAAGTTCAGGTGCCGGTCGCGGAAGGGTCGGCAAACGCGGACCTGGTATTCGGCCTGACGACGAACGACCCGATCACACTCAATACGACTGCCCTTGCTTTTGCGGCATCTGCGACAGGACCGCAGGGGGCGCAGGGAGCGCAGGGCGTTCAGGGGGCGCAGGGCACGCAGGGCGTGCAGGGAGCGCAGGGCGATACCGGGGCGCAAGGCGCACAAGGGAATCAAGGCAACCAAGGCGATACCGGCGCTCAAGGGCCGCAAGGGACTCAGGGCAACCAAGGCACGCAGGGAGCGCAGGGCGTTCAGGGGGCGCAAGGCTCTGCCGGTGCTGCCGGTGGCGTGGACTTCGTATGGTCAAGTTCGACGACGATGGCCGATCCGGGCAGCGGCTACGCACGATTCAACAATGCGACGCTTGCCAGCGTCACGGCTATCGCCATCGACGACCTGACCGCGAGCGCGGTGGACGTATCGGGCTGGATCACTTCGTTCGACGATTCCGACAGCACGATCAAAGGCACGTTGACCATCGTCAAGGACGGTGATTTCAGCGTGATCGCGATCTACGATGTAACCGGTCTGACCGACAATGTGGGGTGGACCGAACTCGCAGTGTCGCACCACAGCAGCGGCGGCACCTTCACGAACAACGACGGCCTCCGAGTCTTTTTCTCGACGACCGGCGACAAAGGCACGCAGGGCGCTCAGGGCGCTGCCGGGGCGCAAGGAGCGCAGGGCGATACCGGGGCGCAAGGAGCGCAGGGAACTCAGGGCGTGCAAGGGGCGCAGGGAGCGCAAGGCGCACAAGGCACGCAGGGCAACCAAGGCACGCAGGGCAACCAAGGCACGCAGGGCAACCAAGGCACGCAGGGCGTTCAAGGAGCGCAGGGCGCTCAGGGCGCTGCCGGAACAACGCCGACGACGTTCCTCGTCCTATCCGCCGCTGGCGGCACGCCGACCACGACCGCAGGGTGCGCGAGTCCGGCGCAGTCCGAGACGACCACGAACAAGATCAACTACTTCTCGCTCGATTTCGATGCCGCGACCGACGAAAACGCATCCTGGATGGTGCGTATGCCGACGGATTGGAACGCCTCGACCGTCACCGCGACGTTCCTCTGGACCGCCAGCAACACCGGGAATGTGGTGTGGGCGTGTCAGGCCGTCGGATTCAGCGACGATGACGCGCTCGACACCGCCCACGGCACCGCGCAGTCGGTGACGGATGGTGTGACGGCTGCCGGTGATGTGATGATTTCGGCGGCGACCTCCGCGATCACCATCGGCAACAGCCCGGCTGCGGGAGACTTCGTGGTGTTCCGCGTGTACCGCGATGCCGACAACGGATCGGACACCTGTACGGTGGACGCAAAACTGCTGGCGGTCTACATCGCCTATGGGGTGGCGTAAATGGCGATTCAGTTTGTTGGGTACGCCATGACCGCAATAGCGGGAGCGATATCGGGCGATACGAACGTTTCGCTTACCTCATTAAGCGGAGGAATTGCATCAGCGGCTGCGGCAAATGATATTGTTATCGCTATATACGGGGCTGGATCACAGGCGGATGATCTATCGTTGTCCATCACAGACGGATCAACCGCGTACACCCTTCTAGGGAGCGAACTTTATTCCGACGATACCCGCGATACGAATTTGCGAGTCGCTTATAAGATCATGGGCGGCACACCTGACACGACGACGACATTCGGCCCGACCGGAAACGTTTCATGGGCAGGTCTGCTCGCGGTTTATGTTTGGCGTGGGGTTGATACAACGACACCGATTGACGTTACTGTCCAGACTGCAACCGGTATTGATACGCTTTTGGTAAATCCGCCTTCGATCACCCCAACAACGGCGGGGGCAGTTATCGTGTGCGCCGGAGCCGGCGCACGCGGGTCAACAACGAGTGCCGATACTTATTCGTCGTCCGACTTGTCAAATTTTTACTCGCTCCACTCGTCGGACGATACGGGCGTAGTCGTCGGGGTTGGGTCTAAAGACTGGATCAGCGGCGCGTTCGACGCGGCGCAATGGACGTTTGACGGGATTGATAATAGCTTTTTTTCGTGGGGTGCTGTGGCATTGGTGCTTCGCCCATCTGCGGCAGGAAGCCGTAAACGATCACCGACCGGCGGCGTGGCTTACGGTGGAATGGCTTACTAGGAGAGACAAATGAAATACGCACTCATTCTGAACAACGCCATCGTGGAGTATCGTGAATATCCCGAGCCGCTATTGCCCGAGCAGATCAAGCACATCGGCGGTCTGCCGATCCTGCGCCCGGTCGTGCTGGTTCCTGCGGTCGGGTATGACCCGGACATTCATACCAAGTCGGTGAACGAGCAGATCACCGACACACAGGTCACGCAGACTGAGGTCCGGTCGGATCGCCCACTGGCCGAGGTCAAGGCGTGGAAAATTCGGAGGCTACAAGGCGAGCGCGAGCAGTACATCGAGGGAAACTACAGTTGGGCCAACGCGATCACACGCCTCGCTCGCGGCATCCAGAGCAAGACCGACCCGCAGTACACCGTCATGCGCGATGCGCTGATTAACCTCGACGGCATCCTGCAAACCGCGCTCGATGCGGTCACGGCGGCGACCACGGTCGATGAAGTGAAGGCAGTCACGGCGAACTGGCCGCAATGATTTCTGTATTCACTCCCACCCACGATCCGCGATTTCTGGTCGAGGCATACGAGTCCCTGCTCGCGCAGACCCACAGCGAGTGGGAATGGGTGATCGTGCTAAATGGCGGCGCGACCTTACCGGTCGAATTGAGCGATGACCGGGTGCATCCGATTTTGGCACCGGACGGGCTGGCCGGGGTCGGGGCACTTAAAAAGTTCGCAACGTCATGCTGCCGTGGCGATATCCTGGTCGAACTGGATCACGACGACATTCTCGCGCCGACCTGTCTCAAGGAGATTCAGTCGGCGGTCGATGGTGGGGCCGATTTCGTCTATTCAGACTTCGCCAATTTCTACCACGACGGGAAGTGCCAGATTTACGGGCGTGCGTATGGGTGGGAAAACTACAAGTCGACCGTATGCGGGAAGGACGTTACCGCGATGCGTTCGTTCGCACCGGATGCGGGATCACTGTCTGCGATTTTCTTTGCGCCGAACCACGTTCGCGCATGGACGGTCGCGGCCTATATCAAGGCGGGAGGGTACGACCCGAAGCTGGCAATCTGCGACGACTACGATCTGGTCTGCAGGACGTATCTATCGGGCGCGACGTTTCATCATATTCCGAGGTGTTTGTACCTGTACCGGATGCGGCAGGATGGAGGGAATACATTTCTAAAACGAAATGCCGAGATCCAGACCAAGCAGCAGGAAGTCGCCAATCGCTATTTCTACCAGCTGGTGAACGAGTGGTGCCGCAGGGAGGGACTCGAAAAGATCGACCTCGGTGGTGGCATCGGGAAACCGGACGGATACACCAGCATTGATTTGCGCGGGGGCGATATTGTCGCGGACATAAGGCGCGGGATTCCGCTCGCTGACAATTCCGTCGGTGTCGTGCGTGCGTATGATTTCCTCGAGCATATAAACCCGGGAGCGGTCGTCCATGTAATGAACGAAATATACCGTGTCCTGGTACCGGGCGGGTGGTTGCTGTCAATGACCCCGTCGACGGATGGGCGTGGTGCATTTCAGGATCCGACCCATGTATCATTCTGGAACCCGAACTCTTTTTGGTATTACACTCGTCGGGAGCAGCAGAGGTTCGTTCCTGAAATCTCTGCGCGGTTTCAGGGGAGGCGCGTGTTTCAGGCCTACCCGAGCAAGTGGCATGAGGAGCATCGGATCCTCTATGTATATGCGGATCTTTGTGCATTGAAGGGACAACGGCAGTCGGGGTTATGCGAGATTTGAAATGGCATCACGCTCGATCAACGATTTGCATCCGACCTTGCAACGCTCATGCCGTGATTTTCTGGGCGCGTGCCGCGCATCCGGCATCGATGTTCTGGTGACCTGTACCTATCGCAGTCAGCAAGAGCAGGATGCCCTGTACGCACAGGGTCGAACTGTTCCGGGTCGGATCGTTACATGGACGCGAAACAGTCTGCATTGTGCAACGATGGCAGATGGCACGCCTGGTGCCCGGGCGTTTGATTTTGTTCCGCTGCGGAACGGTGTTCTGGTCTGGGGCACTCATGGCAACGGATTAGACGACGATCCGACGGACGACGACGAGGACGATCTCGAGTTGTGGCAGCGATGCGGCCAGATCGTACGTGCGGTCGGTCTGGAATGGGGCGGGGATTGGCCCGAAACCAACAGGGATATGCCGCACGCTCAGATGATGAGGGGAACGGCATGAAAGAATACGACCACGGGTATCCGGCCAATGCCGACGATGGGCCGCAACCGCGCAGGGAACGCTTCAATGCGACTCTGCCCGGTGGTTTCAGTTTCGGGATCGAGGGGCAGAACATCATCAAGTTGCTGCTGATCATGGTCGGGTTCGCGTTTCTGGGATATCTGATCTGGCAAGTTGGCGAGCAAATGAAAAGCAGCAACAAGCAGGCGGCAGAGGAACATAAACAACTTGCGGACGGCATCGCGGAAATGGTCTATGTGATCTCGCTGCAACCGGAGGAACGCAAGCGGCTCGGTCTGACGATGCCGCGATCACTTCGCAACAAATCGCGGGACAACTGAACAGGAGGGTGCCATGAGTTTTCCGAAGGTTCGAGCAATGCTTGGCGGCGACGGCCTCGAGGTCGCGGACGGCGGCGTGATTCAGGTCGCATCGGGCGGCAGGATCAATCTGGAATCTGGGGCGCGTCTTGAATATGGCGGTGCCGATGTGCTGGCCGAGTTGGGTTCGATGGACAAGTGGCCGGCATCTGTTTCAATGTCGACGACTCCCGCCTCGGGAACGTGCGCGGTGCAGTTGACGTTCAAAGATTCAGACGGGATCGCGCTGGCGCGTGTTACGTCCGGGCTGATCTATATGTCGAACTCGACGGGACTGGCAATTGCCGGTGCCACCGGGATCGCGGTCCTGACGAACGGTGCGCTTACG